ATGGCCAGGAACCTGCTTACCGCCTTGGAGATCAAGACGAGCACGAAGGCTAAGTTGCGCGACGGCGAAGGATTGTGGCTGCATACAGGCAAGGCCGGCACACGCTATTGGGTGTTCATATACATCCGCCACGGCAGGCGTCGCGAAATGGGTCTCGGCTCTTACGGGACAGGCACCGGCCATGTGTCGCTCGCCGCAGCACGCGTCAAGGCAGATGAGGTCCGAACGATCCTAGGTCGCGGAGGCGACCCATTCAAGGACATGGCCGAGCGTCAGGCGAGGATCAAGCCGAAGACCTTTGGCGAGGTCGCCGACGAGTATATAGAAGCGATGACGCCGAAGTGGACAGGCGCAAAAACGGTAGTCGGCTGGAAGCAATTTGCCCGCGAATTCGCCAAGCCGATCCGCAAGGTGCCGGTAGCCGAGGTGTCAACAGACGACGTGCTGCGGGTGCTTAAACCGCTCTGGCACGAAAAGCCTGCGGCGGCAGAAAAGACGCTGACGCGCGTCCGGCTCGTGCTCGACGCTGCCAAGGCGCGAAAGCTGCGTGACGGCGACAATCCTGCCCAGTGGAAGGGCCTGCTCGACAAGCTCCTAGCACCACAGGACGCATTGAATCGCGGACATCATGCCGCAATGCCATATGCCGACGTTCCGGCCTTCATGACGAAGTTGCGCGCGGTTGACGCTATGGGCGCACTGGCGCTGGAATTCACCATCTTGACGGCCGTTCGAACCAGCGAAACGAGGCTGGCCACGTGGTCGGAATTCGATCTGGACGCGAAGGTCTGGACGATCCCGGCGAAGCGCATGGGGAAGGGGAAGCGTCAGCATCGCGTGCCGCTCTGCGACCGTGCCGTCGAGATCGTGCGGGAGATGCAGGAAAAAAGCCTCAACGACTATGTATTTCCCGGCATCAAGGCGAAGAAGCCGATATCCCACCAGACAATGGATTACGCGCTCAAGGCAGTTGTCGAGGGCTACACCGTCCACGGTATGCGCTCGACTTTCCGCGATTGGGCGGCAGAGGAAACCGACCATCAGAGCGAGATCGCCGAGGCTGCATTGGCGCACGTGGTTGGCGATGAAACCGAACGCGCCTATCGGCGTGGCGACGTGCTGGCGAAGCGAAGGGCGCTCATGGCCGATTGGGCTGCGTATTGCTTGGGCGGTGTGTGATGGCGAAGATCGGCCACATTTACTGCCCGAAGACCGCGGACCTTCGCGCCAAGATGCACGACGGCCGCGATCTTGAGGCATTGCGCGAGACACGAGCGCTGCTGCGGGAGGGTTTCGCCTCGCGCCCGTTCCTGAGGTTCGTGGCCGACCTTCTTGCGCCAAAGCCTAAGGATCGAGGGCAGCCGAAACGGCCGCCTGCGCGGTGGCTGGATATCGGGGAACGCTATGATCAGGTTTACGGCGACAAGCGCGAGCGGGAGCACGACCCCACGAAGTTGTCTCACCAAGAGGCGCTGGCCGCACTGGCCAAGGAATTCGGCGTGCACGAAAATACGATAGCGCGGGCGGTAAAAATCTACAAAGCTGCCCGAGACGAGCACGGCGAGTTGGTAGGGGAAGCCCTCACCACAAAGTAATCCGATTATCTCGTTGTGACTTTCCAGGGGTAAACGCCTAGTTAGTTGTCACCTTCAACAAAGACACAGAGGTGATAACATGCAACACAGCAACGACAACACGCCGCGCCTTATCTCGATGAATGAGGCGTGCCGGATGACTTCACTTTCACGAACAGCAATCAACGCAAAGCGCGCGGCCGGGACTTTCCCCAAGGCAGTTTCGCTCGGTGGTCCCAAGCGCTTTGCTTTCGTCGCGAGCGAGGTCGCCGAATGGATCGATGCGCGCATCACTGGGAGGGCTGCAGCATGACCGAGAAAATCGTGGAGCTCTGGAATGAGCTTGGCGTGCTAATCAAGGGTGCTCGCCTATTGTCCGAAGAAGTGGCGGCTAGAAGTGCCGTGTGCTCACCGCAAGAAGACTTGGCAGACACAGTTGAAGACGCAGCAGTAGTTATGGATAGGCTGCGCCCGCTCCTGATGGGAGCCCTTGCATGCGCGAAATAACGAACGCCGGAACTCCGGCCATCCCTTGACGCTCCGCGACGTTCGCCGGTTATTTACTACCAATCACACATTTCCGCCAACCAACTGACCGGCCGCGCGCCGGAGAGGAGGATCCTTGCGCCCTGAAATCACCACTAGCGATGCTGTCACTTTCTGCGTAACGGCACCCACTCGCCAGGTCGAGCGAGTTGCCGAGGCTGCCCAGCAGCGTCTCAAGCAATCGGCCGAATGGAGAGCATGGAGAGTGTTCGCCGTCGACATCAAGGAAGAATCCGACGAGCTCGTCCGGATCAACGTTTTCGCCGACCCGGCCGATGGACGCCCAAGCCAGACGATCCAAGTGTTCTCGTTCTTGGTGAGCGCGGACGGGAAGCGCCGTTCGCCGCGATTTGAAGCATTCCTCGTCGCCTGCGGCATCCGCGAACGCTGCGACGACACGCGCGAGATCGAAGGTCGGTACTTCGCCACGCGAAACGGTGGTCGCGGCGCCGACGACTTTGGGTCGCTCGCGCTGGCGATTGGGTGAACCGTGAGGATCCTCGACATCAAACCTGCTGCCAATCCGGGTGGCGGGCAGGTGAGGCTCATCGCGAATTTCGATCTCGAACTGAACGATAGTGTTCGGATGTATGACCTCAAACTAATGGAGACCTTCGACGGCAGGCGTTTGGTCTACGCCCCGAACGGTAACGGCGGAAGGCGCCTTGCGACATTCTCACCTGCACTGGCCACAGTGATCACGCAAGCAGCAATAGCGAAACTCAGGGGGCACGTTACGGCCGATGGCACCACTTCCCAAAATTAAAACTCCACCCGTCGCCGCATTCGATGAAGCGGCCATCCGCGCGCACTGCGCGATGCTGCATTCACTTGCTGACGGAATCAACGGCGTCCTAGTCTCCTCCGTGTTCTTCGCGAATACAACGGGTGGCGCTGACGTCGACGGAGCAGTGTCCCATCATGCGATCGGCGATGTAGATGGCACCGTCGAGGCGATAATGGCGCATGCGTCGACGGCCGGCGCCAATTGCTACATTGGCCTCCAAGTAATGCGACGCGGTCTCGGGCGAGGCAAGCGTGGCACCGAAGCCGATATCGTAGCTGTGCTTGGCCTCGTTGCCGACATGGATAGCGATAAGCGTATGTCGGGTTCTCTGCCCTTGGACGCCAATCTGGTCTTGGAAACATCGCCAGGCAATCAACAGCCCTTCATTCTATTCGACCGTCCAATTCCGCCAGCCGAAGCAAAGCCACTTGCCGCTGCATTGAAGCGCGCAACCGGAAGCGACCACGGCACGGCGGACATCGCTCACGTCTGGCGAATACCCGGCTGCCTCAACTGGCCAAACAAAAAGAAACTTGAGCGCGGCCGTTCCATCGAACCGGTAACGGTCATCGTGCAGGATCATTGGGACGGCACGCTGACGTCCGTCGAGGAACTTCGCGGGGCATTGGAGCCTTGGTCTGGGCCTGCGGCGGCGGCAGCGAGCGTCACGCTTGGTGAACTTCCGTCGGTCAATGGGATTGCTGTCACCGAAAATGCCAGCGTGCTTCTCGCCGCCTGTGATGTTGGTGACCGCTCGGAGCACGCCGCCCGCGTCGTAGAGCAACTTGCCTTCGACGGTTATACCGCTGAGCAGGCGGCCTCTCTCTTCTTATCTTCGGAGGGCGACTGGTTTCACCGCTACACAACGGAACAGCGGGCACAGAAGGATTTCGCGCGGCTGTGGGGTAAATTCGGCGTGCCGTTGATTGAGGAGCGCGAGGCTCAAGCGGAGAGGGGCAAGCAGTTCGCGGCAGCGATGCTATCTAAAAGGTCGGTTCCCGCGCCCGCAAACGACAACATCAAGCCGAATCTTTCCGACACGCCCAATATGCACCCGAGCCCCTTCACGCCTGAAGCAGCTGGCGGGCTGCTGGCCGAGATTGCCACGTGGGTCAACAGTACGGCAATCGTGCCGGTGCCGGAGCTATCACTGGCCGCTGCCATTGCACTCCTCGGCGGGTGCTTCGGTAAGAAGGCGATCGGCCCAACGAATGCCGGTGTGAATATCTATTTTTGTACCCTTCTGGCGACGGCCGGCGGCAAGGGTCACCCACCGAAGGCAATCCGCGCGCTGGGCGATCTCTGCGGGGCGCAAGGGGCGGTCAGCAACGGCGACCCGACCAGTTATGCCGCCATTGAACGGATGCTGCGGAAGAGCATCTCGACCGTGGCTGTTCTCGATGAGTTCGGGATCCTGCTCCAGGACATCAACGGCCGGAATCAAAACTCCGCGTCGGCGTCCATCCGTAAGATGCTGCTGGCCATTTTTGATCAATCAAACTCCGTGTTCGACGGTCGCATATACGCCAGCAGCGAAACCAAAAAAGACGACGGGCCGTTGATTGGGCCTGCACTTACAGTGCTGGCTATGACGACGCCGTCGACGTTGTACGCGGGCCTGAGCGCCGCATCGGTGTCCGACGGCTTCATCAATAGGTTCGTATTTGTCACCGGGTCACGCGATGAGGACGGGGTACGCGTTCCCAGCCTAGATGTTGACTTGAAGCCACCCGCAAGCCTCGTGGCCGCCCTGCATCGCGCCATTACACAGTTCCCGAAGCCGCCGGCCGGTGCGACTAAGGCCAAGATACCTTTCGAGGGCGGAGAGCATGGAGAGGCCTACAAGCGTTGGGGCGAGATATTTCTGTGGCAGCACCGGCGCGGGTGGGATGAAGTGTACAACGACATCAATGGCCGCGCCGCCGAGAACACCGTTCGCCTTGCCGCGATCAGGGCTATCGGTAGAGATGCCGGCAAACCATCGATCTCGCTCGATGACGTCGAATGGGCATGGGCGGTCGTCTACCGCTCAATCGAACTGATAGCCAGTGGCGTGTCCCGCCACATGTCATCCAGCCCCGCTGAGGCGCTTCGCAAATGCATAGTCGAGATCCTGCGCGAGGCTCCCGACCACACGATAGCTTACTCGGCTTTGCTGCGAAGGAAGGGCGTCCGTGGAAGTGATCTGCGCGAAGTCGACGGTGCGCTCCAGTACCTAATTGAGAGCGACGAAATCCGCATTCTGGGAAAGCCTAAGCCGGGTGCAGGAAGCAAATTCCAATTGCTGGATTTGGCAACAGAAACGGCAACGTAGCAACGGCGTCCCACCCCAATATCACAATCGTGGCAACGGTTGCAGTCCGTTGCCACGCTACAGCAACGAGAAAACATATATATATCAATGATATATATAAAAAATATCTCTCCATTGCCATATTGCCAAGATGGTTTTCACTCCGATTTTTGGTCCCTTTATCTGGGTGCCAAAAGCATGTTGGCAACGTGGCAACGTGGCAATGGCCAACTCATCCAACCCAAGGAGGACAGCATGACCGCATCAGCATTCGCAGAAAAACACAACCTCTGCGCCGTCCCAGCGGACGTCGCTCGAATCAAACGTCAACTTCGGGATTTCTACAGTGCCGTCGAGAAGATTGACCGACCTGGCCATCATTACATCCAACTGCACAATGGTGACGCTGTTCGCGCTGCTCTTGCACGCCAGGGCGATCTGTGGGGAGGCTTCGGCGCTGGAATCGCCTTGGCGGAGATGCCCGCAAATTGGCCGACCAAATATCGGGCCAGTGTCAGCTATCATCTGGCGCCATTGCTGGAGGAGGTTGTCAACTCGTGACCGTCTTTGAGCGCCACCTGAAAAACATTCCCCACCTCGTCGAACAAGAGCGGGACGTCGATCGATATCTCCGAGCATTATCCTCGATGGTCGATGCGCTCGACGCCGAGGCCGACGGTGCATGCGACGTCGACACCGCACTAGAAGCCGCCAGGGAGGCCATCCGATTCATCGCGGACGATGCTTTTCGTCGCGGCTTCGAGGCCTGCCACGAAAATGTCGTTACTCCACTAAGGGAGAGCACAATCCCCCGCGTAGCAGCCATAAGCGAAATGCGCCGGCACGGTGAGCGGGTTCGCCAGACAATCGTCGCGAAGTTCGAAGAAGCGCCAGGCGTGCCCAACCAGCTCACCGTCGACATCGATGAGGTGGAGTTGCCGAAGCCCACTTTGAGGATCCAGCAATGAACTGGTCGCCCAAAGAACTCCGGCTCACGAAGGCGCAGGCCGACTTCCTCAGGACCGGCGAGAGTAGCGCGCACCGGCGAGTCAACGAGCGAACCCAGCTTATATTGGAAGCCAGAAAAATGTTCGGGCCGTGGAAGCAAAACGACGACCTGACATACAGCCTGCCGCTTTCGGCAAAAGGGCAAGCGGTCTTGTCACGCTACCAAAATCGGAAAACGAGGGGATAATCATGGAACGCACCACCGCCGAACATCGTGCAGCTGTTGACGCCTGGCGCGCCACAGCGCCCAAGGATGACAGCGACATTTTCGAAAAGCCGCGAAAGTCGACAAAGCCCAGGCACCGTGACCTGTCAGAATTGTCGGCGCTGCTGGCCATACGCAATAGACCAGTGGGCGCGATCGAGGATGGACCTAAGCAGCCCTTGCCCATCGTGCAGACGAACTGGCGATTGACGCCGGCCAACGACAACAAGAAGCCGGAAGACTTCGGAACCGAGCGCGCCGTTGAGTACATTCCGTCGCCCGAGGCGATCAAAGAATCGCTGACCGATGTGGTGATGAAATATCGCCAAGAGCCGATGATGCTGCCGGGGATGATCTGGGATGAAGATCATGCGGACGCGATGTCGAAGCGCGAGATCCACGCCATTCCGGTTGACGGTGATTTCGAATGCGGCACGCACATCGACGAAGATGGTAAGCCGCATAAGGTAATTGTCCGGATTGGCAAACTCCGATTCAGCGACGGCACACAAACCGAGCCCGGCCACAAGCTTGTTGAGGGCAAAGTCGTGAACTCGCCGATCAAAATGCCAGTGGGCGCCATGTTGGGAACGCGCGAGAAGTCGACAAGGGACAAGGGATCAGCTCCCGATCCCTTGGAGGAGGCGCTGACGTTTGATTACTTTGCAGGACGCAATGACCCGCCTGGGCTGTTCAAGAATGTCCAGACGGCGCGCCCTGTGAAGAAAACCGATCGCCGACCCAAGGAGCCGCCGACTACCAAGGCCCAAGATCGGCAAACGCTGGCCGATGCTATGGCCAAAACAAATGTGCCAATCACGAAATGCCACGATGGCTTCCCGGCCGGCCCGCGCAACCTAGCACAGCTATTCCCAGGCCTCGTCAAGGTCGCGACGGGCGACAGCGGATTTCACACCTGGCAGGACGTTGTGTCTGAACGAATTGACCGCGACCTGTGGTCTGAAACGCTCCAGGCGATGAAGGATGAAGACATCTCGATTTTGACCCAGGCCACGGAGGCGAAGAGCCTGAAGCAGATCGGCGAGGCGCGCGGCTACACGGGCAAATACGCGATTGCGGCGGGTCGGCGACTGCTTGTGGCGGCCAACGACAATTTCGAGCGCGCCATGGAGATCGCAAAAGAAGCGCGCCAAGTCTGACCTTTCGGCAGGCTCATACCCCTATAACTATGAAGGGATGAAATCCCGCGCCCGCCATTGTGCAATCCACAGGCTACCAGGCGCATTTGGACGACTGCGGCATTCGTCTATTGCCTGCACTTAGGTTGATTCGCGGAGGATCGCCGACGTTGGCCCATCGTCGTCGGCGTGCCGATGTGCCGACGACAATCGTCGCGACGATAAATCAGCGCCGATATCGGCGGTGGCGACGATCATCATCAACAGACCTGGCGGCATGACTCCTATCGAGAATAGTTTCGGTTCGAATCCGGCCCGGGGAGCCAGGGCAGCATGGCACCACCTCTACGACACAGCACGATGGAGGCGCCTGCGTGAAACGCAGCTGATGTCAGAGCCGCTTTGTCGCTTCTGTCTTGAGGTCGAAGACGTAACCGCGGCAGACACGGTCGACCACATAACCCCACATCGCGGCCAGTTGGATCTGTTCTTCGATCCTTCGAATCTCCAGTCACTTTGCAAAAGCTGCCACGACACCCATAAGCGGCGCATGGAGCTCGGCAAGGATGTCATACGGTTCTCTCCAGACGGCTGGCCCATCTAGTGGGAGGGGTGGGTCAGATCGCTCCGGCAGTGCCGAAAGCCCGACCTGCGGGCCACCACAACGCACGCACCTGCAATTCAGAATATGACCCCATCGGAGGCTCGCTCATATGCCAAGACCGAGGAGCCCGCTCGGCAAGGCAAAGACCGAGGGGCGTGAGAAGATAAACGCTGGTCGTTTCAACGGTCGCAAGGAGCCGAAGGCCAACGGACCTCTCGGCGCTCCGCCCTCGTGGATTAAAGACAGCGAGGGCTGCAAGGCCAAGGCCGCCTGGCTGCTGTTTCAAAAAGAATTGCCTTGGCTCAACCAGTCGCACCGTACCCTCGTGGGTATGGCTGCAAGTATTCAGGGCCGCATCATGGCCAACCAGGATGTTGGCGTACAGGCAATGAATCTGCTTCGCCAGATGCTTGGGCAAATGGGCGCTACGCCGGCTGATGCGACGAAAATCGTGGTGACGGATGACGAAGAGGAGAAGGACGACCTCCTCGATTGAGGGTGGCCCGGCGCTTGAGCGCGTGAATGAATATGCGCAAGCGGTCATCGACGGTCGAGAGATTGCCGGCCCCCATGTTAGAAATGCCTGTCGCCGTCATTTCGACGATCTCGCGAGCGGCCACAGTCGGGGGCTGTGGTGGGATGACGAGGCCGCTACGCGCGTTTTTCGTTTCTTTGAAGAGCGCCTAAAGCTCAGCGAAGGGCAGTTCGAAGGTACGCCGTTCCGATTGCATCAGTCGCAAGCATTTAAGCTCGGTTCGCTATTTGGCTGGAAGAACGCGCACGGCAATCGCCGCTTTCGGCGCGCCTATATCGAAGAAGGCAAGGGAAACGGAAAGTCGCCATTTGCCGGTGGTGTTGGTCTCTACGGGATGATGTCCGACCAAGAGGCTGGCGCACAGATCTACGCCGCCGCGGCGACGAAAGACCAAGCGAACATCTTGTTCCGCGACGCGATCAAGATGAGGAATCAATCTCCGAAGTTGTTGGAGCGCACAAAGACCAGTGGTGGGCCAGGCAAGGAATTCAATCTTGCCTACCACGCCAAGAGCTCCTTCTTCCGCCCTCTTTCGAAAGAAGCTGGGAAGACTGGTTCGGGCCTTCGTCCGCATTTTGCGTTGTGCGATGAGGTGCATGAGCATCCTGACCGATCGGTCATGGAGATGCTCGAGCGCGGCTTCAAGTTTCGTCGGCAGCCGCTGCTGCTGATGATCACCAACAGCGGCAGCGATCGCAATTCGGTTTGCTGGGAAGAGCACGAGCACGCAGTACGCGTTGCCGCTGGTACCCGCGAGCCTGACGACGATTTCACCTATGTCGGTGAAGTCATCGACGACACGACGTTTGCTTACGTGTGCGCCCTCGACAAGGACGACGACCCGCTCGAGGATCCAACTTGCTGGAAGAAGGCTAACCCACTCCTCGGCACGATCCTCACGGACGATTACCTCGCAGGCGTGGTCGCCCAGGCCAAGCAGATTCCCGGCAAGCTGAACGGCATTCTTCGGTTGCACTTTTGCCGTTGGACGGATGCTGACAAGGCGTGGATGCCACGCTCCACTGTCGAAGGTGTGATGGTCGATTTCGAGCCCGAGGAAGAGCACGCCGGAAAGCCGCTCTTTATTGGGTGCGACCTATCTGCGTCCAAAGATATGACCGTTCTGGCCTGCGCCGTTCCGACCGGCTTCAAAGAGATGGAGCGCCCCGACGGCTCGTTGGTCAAGCTGCCAACGTTTGACGCATGGGTGGAGGCTTGGACTCCTGGTGATACGGTCAAGGCACGCGCGGCAGCCGACAAGGCACCATACGAGCAATGGGTCGAAGCTGGTTGGCTCAATGCGCCGCAAGGTCCACGCATTCGATATGATTTTGTCGCGGCACGCGTTCAAAAGCTTTACGAGCACTTTGATCTTCGCGGTATCGCTTACGACCGATACGCCTACGACAAATTCCGCGAGGAGGTCGAGGCGTTGGGTGTTGTCGTCGAGCATGTGGCGCATCCACAAGGTGGGAAGGTGAGGGCACGTCCCGAGCCTTCCAAGATCGATGCGGCCAAGGCTGCTGGATTACCTGCACCACAGGGCTTGTGGATGCCTGGCTCGGTCACTGAGATCGAGAACATGATTATCGACGGGCGAATTCGGCTCCGTCGGAATCCTGTGCTCATGACAGCCCTTATGGGCGCGACCTTCGATCGAGACCCACAGGACAATAGATGGTTCGTGAAAGCCAAGGCATCGGTTCGTATCGACGCCGCAGTGGCGCTCGCAATCGTAATAGGTTTCGCCACAGACGGCATGCCTGAGCCTGTTTCGCAGGTATCTCCGTGGGAAAATCCTAACTTCAAGATAGCGGTGGTTTGATGTGGCCATTTAGAAAAGCCGCCGCGGAAACGCGAGCGAGTCTGGAAAACCCGAGTGTTCCGCTTTCTGACGTGAACGCCTGGCGTACTCTGATGGGCGAATGGCACGGGGTGGCCGGAGTTGTCGTGACGCACGAAACGGCGCTTGAAGTGCCGGCAGTGTGGTGTGCGGTGAATTTCATTGCCAACACGATCGCCAGCCTTCCACTGCAGGTGTTCAAGAAGAGCGGAGAGGGACGTGACACCGTCGAGTCTGACCCGCTCTACAGCATCCTGCATGACGCGCCGAACGACGAGCTCACGTCGTTCATGTGGCGAAAGGGCATGATGATCAACGTCCTACTGCGTGGCCGCGGTGTTTCGTTCATCGAACAAAACAAGGCCGGCAGGGTGATGAGCATCTGGCCCCTCGACACCGACAAGTTGACGATCGAGCGCAAGAGCGGTCGGAAGCTTTACCACTACGATGATGGTGGACGGAAAGTTACCTATGCCGCCAACGAAGTTCTCGACCTGACTTTCATGCTGAAGCCCGATGGCGTGTCTCACGTCGATCCGATTAGCAAGCTGAAAGGTGCGGTTGGCCTAGCGCTTGCGCTGGACGAGTACGCCCGCAAGTTCTTTGCAAACGGTGGCGTGCCTCCTTTGGCGCTTTACGGTCCGATGCCGTCTCCGGCAGCTGCATCGAGGGCGTCGCAAGACGTTGAGAAGGCGGTTCGAGACGCCAACGCCGAGCGTCGAAACGTCATGATCATGCCGACCGGGCATGAGTTGAAGGCCGTAGGCGTCGATCCGGAAAAATCGCAGATGGTGGAGTCCCGCCGTCTCGGGATCGAGGAAATCGCGCGCATTTACGGCATCCCGCCCGTCTTCCTGCAGGATCTAACTCACGGCACGTTCAGCAACACCGAGCAGCAAGACCTCGCGTTGACCAAGCACCTGATCTCTCAGTGGGTTAAGGCGTGGGAACAAGAGTTGAACCTTAAGTTATTCTCGGCGCGAAATCGCACAAAATTCTGCGAATTTAACCTCGATTCGCTGATGAGAGGGGACTTCCGCACTCGCATGGAAGGCTACGCAAAGGGCATCCAAAACGCGATTTACACACCCGATGAGGTACGCGCGATGGAGAACTGGCCTAGCAAGGGCGGCGATGCCGAACTGTTGCACATTCAGGGCGCGACTGTGCCGCTGGGCATGCAAAGCACCGCGGCCCGCCAGCCAGCCAACGACAACAAACCGGACGACGAGGCACAAGCCGCATGACGAAGATCGAGAAACGTGGCGGCACGCTTGGCGTTGAAACCCGCGCCGAAGACGAAAAGCGGACCCTTGTAGGGTATGCGGCCGTCTTTAATTCGAGTGCCGATATTGGCGGCTGGTGGACGGAGAGCATCGCGCCTGGTGCCTTTGCGGGCACCATTGGCGGAGACGTGCGAGCCCTCGTCGATCACGACATGGGGCGCGTTATCGGGCGCACCGCCAGCGGGACGTTGCGTCTGTCCGAAGACAGCAAAGGCCTACTCTGTGAAATCGACATCCCGAACACCACTGACGGTAATGACCTTTGGGAGCTTGTCGAGCGGGGCGATATTTCTGGGATGAGCTTTGGTTTCCATGTGACCAAGCAAGAGTGGGACGAGACTGTCGACCCACCCGTCCGCACCATCCAGGCTGTCGACCTCATAGAGGTCAGCGCGGTCGCGTGGCCGGCATATGACGACACGACGATCGGCAAGCGAGCACTGCAAGAATGGCGGGATACTCACTCTGCCACCAACAAGCCCGTCGAGGGCAACGAAGATCCGGCGGCGACTGACTTGCCGGTGCGGAGCGCCGCCTCGGTGAGAGCGCGGCTTTCCATGAGCCTGGACCTGAAGGTCCGAAAACGCGGCTAGTCGCCGCACAAAATCATCGAAACAACAGGCGCTTCGGCGCCTTTTTTAATGAGGTTAGTCAATATGACTATTGCAGAACTTCGCGCCAAGCAGGAACAGCTTGTTGCGGAAGCCCGCTCCGCCCTTGCTGAGATCAACAACGACACCAAGGAAGAGCGCGTTGCCGAACTCGAGCAGCAGCATGACCGCGCCATGGCCGAATATGACCGCATCGAGGCGCGCGTCGCACGTGAGCAGAAGCTTGCCGAGCGCGAGCGCGACCTGAATGCCGCTGACGATCGCCGCCCGAACGGTGAGGACCGATCGGTGCACGGCGGTCAGCAGGAGAGCGTAGACGAAGCTCGCGCCGCAGCCTTCCGCAGTTACCTGCGTCACGGCCTGGAAGACATGCCGGCGGAGCAGCGCAAGATCGTTCGCGAGATGCGCGCCCAGGCGGTCGGGACGGATTCCAAGGGCGGATATCTTGTGCCGGAAGGCTTCATGGCCGAATTGGTCAAGTCGCTCAAAGCGTGGGGTCCGATGTTGGATCCGGGCATTACACGTGTGCTGACCACGACCGCCGGCAATTCGATTCCGTGGCCGACGATGGACGACACCTCCAATGAGGGCGCGCTCATCGGCGAAAATACGCAGGTCACCGAGAGCGAAGTGGCGTTCGGCACAAAGACGCTCGAGGCCTACAAGTACACCTCCGGTGTTGTGCTGGTCTCCGCCGAGCTCCTGCAGGATTCGGCCATCGATGTCGAGGGGACCGTACGTTCCGCGATGGCCGAGCGCATCGGCCGTATCGGCAACCGCCACCTGACCGTCGGTACCGGCTCGAGCCAGCCGAACGGCATCGTTACTGCCGCGACCGCTGTTACCGGCGTTGCCGCTGCGGCTGCGATCACCTTCGGCAACCTGATCGATCTCTTCCACGCCGTCGACCCCGCATACCGCGACGACCCGTCCGCTCGCTGGATGTTTAACGACGGAACGCTGAAAGCGCTTCGGAAGATCAAGGATGCGGAAGATCGGTACGTTTGGCAGCCGGCCGACGTGAGAACTGGCGCACCCGCCACCATTCTCGAGAAGCCGTACAGCATCAACCAGGCGGTGGCCGCCATCGGCGCCTCCAACAAGTCGGTCGTTTTCGGCGCCTTCAACCGCTACGTCGTCCGCATGGTCCGCGAGTTTGCGATCCGTCGTCTTGTCGAGCGCTACGCGGATTACGATCAGACCGGCTTCATCGGCTTCACGCGCCTGGACGGTGAGTTGCTCGACGCAGCCGCGGTCAAGTCGCTCCAGCACGCAGCGTCCTAACGAGAGGAGGGGGGCTTCGGCCTCCCTATTCCCATGAAAATCAAAGTTTTGTCGAGCCTGGCTGGCGATACATTTTCATACCGCCGCGGCGAGGTCGTTGACCTCGATGTTTTCAAGGAGCAGGTGGGCGGTGGTTGGGAGGATCTTGGCGAGATCCTCGATGACGCTGCTTCGCCGACAATTGCACCGCAGAAAGTTCGGAAGAAATGAACGAGTGGTCGCGGCTGGTTAGAACGGTTGCGCCGGAAGGACCGGCCGTGACCCTTGCAGAGGCCAAGCGCAATCTGCGTGTTTTTCACGACGATGACGATGCGGACATAACGTCCATGGTCGCTGCCGCAGAGGCTGCCATCGAGGGGCCGAATGGTATCGGAATTGCGCTGCTGCAGCAGACGTGGCGGCTGTCACTGGACTATTTCCCCTGCGAGATCATCGTGCCGCTCGGGCCGGTGATCGGCGTCACGTCCGTTACATATCGGGACGGTGCCGGCGTCGAGCAGACTGTCAGCGGTCTGCGATACGATTTAGATCAGCAGCCACTGCGGATATGGCCGGCTCGCGATACTGCGTGGCCGTCAGTCACCTGCGAGCCAGGTGCGGTGAAAGTCACCTTCCAGTGTGGCCATCAAACGCTGCCGCAGGATCTGCGCTGGGCGATTCTGCTGCTCGTCGGTCACTTCTACGAAAATCGAGAGGCGGCGGCAGACGGTGGCTTGGCTGAGTTGCCGCTGGGTGTCTCTGCGATCATCGAACGATATCGAGTTGGCCGGATGGCCTAGCAAAGGATTTTTCCATTGGCAGATATTTCGATTACCGCCGCGAACGTTGCGGTGAGCAACAACGCCGTCGTGGAACACGGCACGGCCGGAACCACTGTGACGGCGGGTCAGGTGGTCTACAAGAACACAGCCACGGGCAAGTATGAACTGGCTGATGCCGACAGCGCCACCGCCGCAGTGAAGCGCCCCATCGGGGTGGCGCTCAACGGCGCCAGCAACGGCCAACCGCTTGCGATTCAGAAGTCAGGTGACATCACCATCGGCGGAACGCTGGTGGCGGGCACCGCCTATTACCTGTCGCCAAATCCTGGCGGCATCGCTCCGCTTTCTGATGTTCTTTCAGGCGACGATGTCGTTCTGCTTGGCCTCGCTAAGTCGACGACGATCCTTTCGCTCGACATCCAAATTCCCGGTGTGACGCTCTGATGATCGGCGGAGGCAAACTAGACCGGCGCCTCCGCTTCGAGAAACGCGAAGGGCAAGAGGATCAGTACGGCAACACCGTATCGACGTGGGTGCTGCAATTCACCGAAGCCGCCCATCGCGTGTGGCTGCGTGGAGGTGAGACGGTCATGGCTGCCCGCCTTGAGAGTAGGCAGCCAGTGATAATCACAATCCGCAATAGCGCGCGGGCGCGGACTGTGACCGCGGATTGGCGTGCTGTCGATACAAGAGACGGTCGTGTCTACAACCTTCGGGAAAATCCGAAGGAAAGTGACAATCGCGGCTATCTCGAAATGCTTGCGGAAGGCGGAGTGGCGACCTAATGGCGATTATCGGCTTGTCACGGTTGACCAAGAAACTGAGGCGCATTCCGCAGGCGGCGAAAGACGCAGCCAAGGCTGCTGTCGTCCAAGGCGCGAACGAGATTGCGGCTGTGCAGCGCGCTCTCGCACCTGTCGATGATGGCGAACTCAAGGATAGCATCCACGTGACGCCGCCTGGCGGGACGACTCCGCCGTATTCCCAGCCGGGCGGATCGCGCACGGCGGGACCTGAAGAGGCAATCGTCACGGCCGGCAACACTCGCGTGCGTTACGCGCATCTGGTGGAATTCGGCACGGCGCCGCATACCAACGGCGGAATGTTCGCCGGGAGTGAGCATCCAGGCACTGCGGCACAGCCGTTCTTCTGGCCTGGCTACAGGGCCGTCCGCAAGAGAGTTCGCGGTCGCGTCACGCGCACCATCAACAAGGCGATCAAAGACGCCGCGACGGGTGGATAAATGAGCAGTGCCGCGGAACTCCAAAAGCTTTATTACGACACGCTCAAGGCTGACAGCGCGATAATGGCGCTAGCTTATGGCGTCTATGACCGTGTGCCGGAGAAGCCATTTGGCCCTGTCGATGCCGCCGGCAATACAGAGAAAACGGCCTACATCGTTCTCGGCGAAACTGATGACGTTGAGGACGATGCCGAATGCATCACCGGCCTGGAGAAGAACACCACTATCCATGTGTGGTCGCGCGCTGTCGGTAAGGTCGAGTGCAAGCGTCTGGTAGACCTTGTCCGGAAGGCGCTGCATCGGCGGCCTCTCGCACTCACGGAGAATGCGCTGGTGGACATTTGGGTCGACACGACTCGCGTCTTTTCTGACCCGGATGGACTCAGCACGCATGGCGTCGTCCAAGTGCGCGCAGTGGTCGAGGAGCCGTGATGGCATGGGCCGTCTTCCATGAACCATTCGAATACGACCGCCGTCCGCTGCAAGCTGTGGCGTTCTCAATAAGCACAGGCGGCCCGCAGCAATGGCCGCGTGATGTCGTCGACGCCGCAGTCGTGGCTGGCAAGGCGACAGAAGTTAGGCCGCCTCCCAAGCGGCAACCAAAATCAACCAAAACACCAGCCGCCTAGCGCGGCTTTTTCTTTGCCGAAAGGAACGGCCGCATGGCTAATGCTGTAACTGAGAAATTCGAAGAACTGATCCTCGACGTCGAGTTCGATCCTGTCGGCGCTGCCGGCGTTTACACCGCTGTTTGCGGCCTCATTGACGTGACCATTTCGAGGCAGGCAAACGTCGATACCGCAGAAATCCCGGACTGCGACGACGAATCCAAACCTCTCAGCATCGAGAAGCAGGTTCGCTCGATTGAAGTTTCCGTGTCGGGCACTGGCGTGTGGGCTCAGTCTTCGCAATCCAAACTGAAGGAATGGTTTTATTCCTCGGCAACGAAGAACATTCGGTTGCGCGACACCAAGGCAGCGACCGGCGATATCGAGGTCGAGGCTGGGCCGGCACTTCTGACGCAGCTTACCAATACCCGCACCAAGGGGCAGAAGGTATCGGCTGAGGTCGAGATCCAGTTCGACGGCACGCCGCAGCGCACGAACAAGGCGTAGTGGTGCATGGCCAGAGGGGTTGACCTAACGTGGGCAGGCGGCGAGCACGCTTTCCTGCTCACGATCGATCTACTGCGCGCTCTTGAGGACAAGTGCGACGCAGGACCCGCTTGGGTGTTGGCTCGTCTCGGATCCAATCAATGGCGAGTTGACGACGTGATCCAGCCAATCAGATTGGGCCTGGAGGGGGGCGGACTGGAAAAAGAAGCCGCCCGCAAGCTGGTTAAGCGGCACGTCGAAGATCGTCCGCTCACCGAATCCGTCCTCACTGCGCAGGCCATTCTTATGGCTGCGCTTTACGGCGGCGAGGATGATACCGATCAGGGGGAGCCGAGCGCGGTAGCGGCCGAATAAAGTCGCTGCCGCGGGGGAAGATCGATTGGGCCGCGCTCTATAAATGGGCCGGTGTCCTGCACCTCGATATCGGCGCCATGACGATGTTTGAATTCGCGTGCGCGACACAGGGATTTGCTGAAGCCAACGGCGCAAAGCCGAAGGGCGGATCCATCAGCGAAGACCGGCTCTCCGAGATGGGCATCGAGGGCTTTTAGCGGCTACCGCCATAGTGGCTGCCGGCTGAGTTTGTCGGCAGGTGTCTCCCAAAGCATAACAGCACATTAGCGAAGGTCGGTGACGATGGCCACTGATGACATGCAGCGTCTTATCGTCTCGCTCGAGGCGCGCACGAAGGCATTTGAGAACGCGCTCAATAGGGCGAACAACGTAGCCAACCAACGAGCCAGGGCGATCGACAAGCGCTTCAAGGATCTGAATAAAAGCGTCACTGCATCATTCGCAAATATGCTCAAGGGCGGCGTAGCCATTGGCGGCGTTGGCCTCGGCACGCGCGAAATCACGCAATACGTTGATGCGTGGACGGAAGCCGGCAACAAGGTCAGGGCAGCAGCCCAATCGGCAGGTGTGCAAGCACGATCGCTTGATGCCCTGAAGGACGGAGCGAACGAAGCTCGCGTTGCACTTGGCGATTATGTCGACTTGTATGCCAGCCTCATCAGGTCTGCATCTGGCGTCGCCAAGTCGGAAGAGGAAATCGCACGCGCCACGACCATTGTGTCCAAGGCGTTCAAGGCGGGCGGTGCATCTGCGAGTGAGCAGGCGGCCGGCATTCTGCAGTTGGGTCAGGCGCTCGGCTCCGGAGTTCTGCAGGGCGACGAACTGCGGTCGCTGCGCGAGAATGCGCCGCTAATCGCAAAGGCGATCGCCGACGAATTCGGTGTTACCATCTCCGGCCTTAAGGATTTGGGCGCGGAGGGTGCCCTCACTTCGGATCGCGTGTTCAAGGCTATCCTGAATGCGCAGAAGCCGATTGAGGCTCAGTTCGCGGCAACCAATGCCACCATTGGCGACAGCTTCACCCAACTGCGCAACAATCTGACGCAGTACATCGGTACTCAAGCCGAGGCTTACGGCGTCACGCAGACGATCGCCAACATTCTTGGTGCGCTCGCCAGCAACATCGATTCAGTCGCTAACGCGGCAGCCGCGGCGGGCCTCGTTTTGGCTGCGACGTTCGGCAGGGGAGCGGTCATTGCCGGCGTGGCGGCACTTGCAAATCCATTTGTTGCCATCGCCGCAGCAATCGGAGCTGCAGCTTTTGCACTATCGGCATTTGGCGATGGCATCCAGCCGATACAGGGCGATCTTGCCAATCTGCAAGACTACGCGGCTGTAGTTTGGGACGGCATTAAAAACGGCGTTGTCGAGGTCTCGGCCGTCATTTCTGACACGTTCCTAGCAATCGCAAATATTATCTCCGATGCGCTCGGCGGGGCAGAGGTTTCCTGGTCTGATCTCGCTGATTTCGCCGTCACTGCTGCGGACCAGATAATCAACTCCTTTGTGCTGGTCTACGACACGCTCGTGACGACATTCACGAAGTTGCCAGGCGCGATTGCCGAGGCGGTCGTGAACGCAATGAACTCGATGATCGGCCTTGTCGAGTCCGCCATCAACAAAGTCGTCGCTGGCGTAAACCAAGCGATTGGCGCCATAAACGGAGCAGCCAGTGCTGCAGCGACGCTGATTGGTACGGGTGGCGCGGTCGGCTCTGGCATGGACCCGAACACGCGTCCTGCAGACGTCAAAGTCATCGGCGAAGTCGGCGCGGTAGAACTGGGCCGCATCGAAAATAGCTATGCAGGCGCTGGGAAGGCTGCCGGCGCAGCATATGCCGATGCAATGGCGAACACGGCAAGGACGAGAGTTCGCGATGCTCTCGGCTCAATTAGGGACCAGGCAAATGCACGAGCGGCCACTCGCGAAATAAATCAGCAGCCATTTAATCCGCTGCCTCCTGTTGGCGGAGATGATCGAAACACTGCTGGGTTTGGTGGCGGAATCGGCGGCGCGGGTGGCGGAAGTGGCGGTCGCAGGGGCAGTGGCGGTGGACGAGGCGGGGGCGACGATTTCCAGCGCGAAATAGAGCAGATCAAGGAACGCACTGCTGCGCTGCAGGCCGAGACGGCTGCGCAGGCAGCCGTCAATCCGCTTATCGATGACTACGATTACGCGATCACAAAAGCCAGCGCTACGCAGGAACTGCTCAATGCGGCGCAGCAGGCTGGACTTGAAATCACGCCGGAACTGCGGACCAAGATAGACGAGCTCGCCGAAGGCTACGCACAGGCAACTGTTGCATCTAACAGGCTGGCAGAAAGCCAGGAATTTGCCAGGCAGACATCCGACGACATGAAGTCGCTCGGCAAGGATGTCATGGGGGGCTTCATCAAGGACTTGCAGTCTGGAAAGTCCGCGAGCGACGCCCTTGCTAACGCACTCGGAAAAATCGCAGACAAGCTACTCGACATTGCCCTCAACAGCATATTCGAGGGCGCTGGTGGTGGCATCTTTGGTGGTCTGTTCAGTGGCCTCGGCAGCATTTTTGGCTTTGCTAAAGGCGGCGTAGCTGCTCACGGCAGACCGCAACCGTTGAAGACCTTTGCGCGGGGCGGGGTGTCGAACACCGCTGCAATATTTGGTGAGGCAGGTCCGGAGGCAGCAGTTCCTCTCCCTGATGGGCGAAACATTCCCGTCAAGATCATGGAGCCGCGAATTCCGCAAGCAACTGCGAAGTCGAATGATGTGGTGACCGTCGTCCTGCAGGATGACTCGGGTCGCATGGCTGATATCGCAGATCAGAGAATCCAGACTGCAAGCGGCACGATTGTGAATGTGGCTGTCGCGGAATCAAACAAACGCGTCGTGCCCACGATGGCGAAATATCAGTCCGAAAAGGCGGGTGGGGAGTGGCGCTGATGGCTCAGATTCTACAATGGCCGCTCTGCACCTTAAGGCCACAACAGGCTTCCGCCAACCTCGTGCCTTTCTCGAGGAGCGGCGGCAGAACGCTCGGCGGCATCGAACCAAGTACCCGCACGGATTTGGGATTCTGGAGCCTAGAATACTCAAATATTGTCATGCGCAACAACCGGCGCGAAGCCTGGCAAACCTGGCAAGCCATCCGCCAAAAACTCGGCGGCAGATCCGGCTTAATCGCGGTTCGCGTTCGCTCCAGCCTGTCGGCGCCGTACGTCTCCGGCAGGTTTGAGCCTGTCATCGAGGCAGAGCACAGCGACGACTCGCCGTTTGACGACGATACGCCGTACACGCAGGGCGCCATTTCGGTCGTGACCGACGGCGTTACTGCGGTTGGCGCAACGTCCATCCGACTGCGCATCATCAATGCCGACGCCAATCTTGTTGGTGTCAGATTCAGCTACAACCACGCCCTCTATGAGACCGGACCAGTCACCAGCATAGACGGCGATATCTGGACCGTGCCGATCTCGCCTTCGGTGCGCGAGCTAATTCCTGCCGGCGCCGATATCGAGTTCGACCAACCGACGTGCCTTTGCCACCTAGCCGAAGACCGCGGCATGGACATCGACCAGAACGCGATCGGGAAGTTTTCGCTGCCATCTGTCTCGTTTGTGGAGGCGGTGGATTACTGGTCGAGCTTATGAACGGCTGCCGTAAACAAGAGTGGCGGGCAGGTCGCATATTAACGGCTGGCATAGGTAACACATGGCCATAAAGTCATTGCGCATCCTCTGCGACGTCGAGTTGCCGGAGGAGACAATCCGCGTCTGGGACGGCTCAGGCGGCACGTTCGTCGACGGCGATGGTAACTTCTATCGGCCGGCGCAGTTCACGGAGGACGCGCTGCAGTCGATCGAGGCGGCGATCAACGGCGAGGCGTTCACGCTCGCGCTGTCGCTCATCTCTGTGAGCCAGTCGGCTGCCGATAGCATCTGGGATTATGACGAGGCGACGAGCGTGCAAGGCTCCCCGTTCGTTGTGAAGTTGCAGATCCTTGACGCGGACGAACAGCCCGACGGCGACCCGATCGTGGTGTTTACCGGCGAGATCGACAACCTCGATGTTGCCGACGAATCCACTGCAGACGGCATCAAGTCAGTCGTAAACCTTGAGGTCACGAACCGATTCACGCTGCGCACAGTCACTAACGGTGCGGTGCTTTCGGACGTCGACCAGCGAGCACGGTCTGCGTTGCTGAATCCATCGGCAGCCGACGACGAGTTCTGCAAGCGCGTGCCGCTGATGCGGGATCAGACGATTAAATGGCCGAACTGGTAGCAGCCGACGATCCGCAAATTGCGGACACGCTGGCTGCCTTCCTCGCCAACAATAACACCCGCCAATGGCAACCAGGCCACGTCGACTGCTGCATGGTGCTCGCTGACTGGGCTATTTGGCTTGGTCATCCGGACCCAGCGACGCACCTGCGCGGCGCCTACGACAGCGACGAAGGCTTTCGCGCGATCATAGCTGCGGCGGGCAGTGTTCCCTCTCTGGTCGCTACGTGCATCCCACGAGGCGGCAAGCGCATACAACACCCGCAGCGCGGCGCAATCGGCGTCATCGGCAGCCCAACCAATATCCATCGCCAATTCGGCGCCATCCATGACGGCAGCGGCTGGCTCGTGCGCATGCACGGCGGATTCGGCCGGATGACGGCGCGCACTTTGGCTGCGTGGCATATCTAGCAAGGGGGCGAGATTGCCTGGAATTATCGACAGCATCGCGTTGATCGTGTCGTCGCTTGCGACCACGACTTTTGCGGCGAACGCTCTTTATCTCGGCACGTATGCAGCAATTACGGCCGGCCTGACGCTCGGTGCCAGCTTCATTCAAGGCGCGTTTGCCTCCAAGCCGGAAGTGCCGAAGCCCGACGATGGCAGCTACAATCTGAAGCAAAGCGTGCCGTCTCTTCCGTACGTGCTTGGGCGCACAAAGAAGGGCAGCGACTACGTCTTTCTAGAAGAGGTCGGCGGCGTTGCCTACCACATCATGGTTTGGGCTGGTCACCGCATACAAGGTTACGTGCAGCACTATCTGCACGATGACAAAGTCACGCTGAATGTAGACGGCGGCGTCACCGACCCCGGCCACTACGACAAGGACGGGGTAAGTTTCGTCCACATCAAGACGAAGCTCGGCCTGAACGCCGAGACGGCTCATTCCGAAGTAGTCACAGCCTTCCCGACGATCTGGAACAACAACTGCCGCGGCGACGGACTCGCGTCCGTTATGATGAAGGTCGCGACCGTCGACAAGAAAGAATTTCTCGACGTCTTCCCGAACCAGATGCCGGAGCACTCCGCAGTCGGCGACGGCGCTCGGCTATACGACCCGCGAAAAGATTCGACACAAGCGGGCGGATCGGGATCGCATCGCTACACCAACCAGAATACGTGGGAGTTCTCGAAGAACCTTTCGCTAATGCGGCTCTGGCACCTATGCCATCCGGTTGGCGGCAAGATGTCTTACGAGAACATGCACCTGCCAGACTGGGCCAACGCAGCAAACGTTTGCGACCAGAACGTAACCAATCGCACTGGCGGCACGGAGAAGCGCTATCACGGCGGTTTCTGGTTCCGCGCCAGCAACGACCCAATTGAAGTTGGCCGCATCATGGACGAGGCGGCCGAAATGGTCGTCTACGAGCGCGCCGACGGTAAGATTGGTGTGCATGCCGGCGAGTTCGTCACGCCAGACGTGCGGCTAACGGCGAATAGCATTTTCAGCATCCGCGTCGACAAGAACAAGCGCCGCGCCAACACGGTTCTCGGTGTACGCGGGCGGTATGTGAACACCGCCAAGGACTACATCACCGAGGACGCGGCTATTTATGGCGATCCCTATGCCGTTGTTGACGACAACACGGAGCGCACGCGGACATTCGAGAATGCGGCAATCCAGAGCCACAACCACTGTCAGCGGAAGCAAAAGCTGACGTTCGTTCGTGCCAATGCTCGCAAGGTGTCGGTGGTTGCCGATTATACCGCCGATGGCGTGCGCGACATTCCTTACCGGCGCTTTGTGACGGTGCATTACCCGTCGCGAGGACTTGCTGAGGCGACGGTTGAAATAACATCGAGCGTGACGATCGATCTGCGCAACATGCGGATTTCGTTCTCGGGGATTCTCGTGTCTCCGTCGTTGTACGATTTCAACGCCGCGACGGAGGAGGGCGAGCCTGGCGAATCAGTCGAGCCGTTGCCAGACTCTGGCGTGCCGGTTCCGGTTGACTTCGCGGCGTCCATCCAGACGGAAGTTGTCTCGGGCGGCGCCACGGCGGCATACATCAATGCGACGTGGGACTTTGTTGCGAGCACCCTGACGTACGAACTCGAATACGACCGCACGAGCGGCTCGACGGGCGTGCAATCGGTGTTTTCGGTCGCTGGTGCGACGCAAGTGCGCTCCGGCTATCTCGTCGATGGCGAGGAATACCGAGTCAGGTTGCGGGCGTGGGGCGGCGGGTCTAAGTCCGAATGGACCGACTATGTGCTGCTGACCGCTACGGCGGATCCTGTGGCACCTGGTCCGGTTACGGGCGTGTCTGTAACGCCGTCGGCGGGGCAGGCTGAGTTCCAGTGGACCGCACCAAACAGCGCCAACTACTTCGCTTGCCGCATCTACATCAACACCGTGAACGACTTGGGCACGGCGACGCTTGCTGCGACAGAATACGGGCCGCCAAGCGCTACCGACCTGCGCGTCGTTACCAGTTTGACGGCCGGCACTTATTACGCCTGGCTGCGGTCGATCAATCCGTCTGGCGTTGAAGGCACGGCGGTCGCGACGGGCTCGTTTGTCGTGACCTGACGCGCCGCTGTAGCGCCAAGCCAACCACCAAAAACCGATCTTCCGGCCCGCCTTCGCGCGGGCCTTTTCTTTACATGGAGAACGCATGGCTATCACCGCAGCCGAAGTCTGGCGCGACTATGAAACTGATGGCGTGCCGTCGTCTGGGTCGCACAAAGTCAAGAAGAACAATGCCCGTTCGTGGGGTGCATGGGTCGAGGGCGTAGTCAACGCCTTCACGGCAAGCGACGGTCGACTTTTCACGTCTCTTGCTAGCATCAACGTGTCGCTGGGCTATACGGCTTCAACGATGGCGTGGGTGATCGGTGATCCGGTTGCTGCCAACAATGGCGTCTATCAGAAACTTGGGGATTCTGGAACGGGTTCGTGGGTACGGCGCGCCGACTTGCCGTTCTCGTTCATTATCGCGAGCGACGCAGGCGCCGGTACGGCTAACGCCATTCAGGCGACGACGAGCATTCCGGTCAGCGGCTCTGCGTTGGTCTGGATGAATATCTTTGAGGCCAACACTGGCGCAGTAACGGTTTCCTTCAACGGCGAAACGCCGCTGACCATCAAGACGAACAGTGGCAACGATGTTGCTGCGGGCGGCCTGACTGCCGGCATGATTGTGCTTGGCATTGTATCCGGGTCGACATTCCGTCTTGTGAGCGATCAGGCGAGCTCGGCTGTTTTGGCTGCTTGCGAAGCGGCGAAGACAGCTGCGGAAGCGGCGGCAGCCGGGGTCAACTTCAAGAATGTTGCAAGCAGGAGTGCGCTAAAGGCCTTAAACACGGCCGTGACAACCCTCGCATTTCTCGGCGAGCCAGCCCGCGAGGGCGTGTTCAAGTGGACGACTGGTGATTTCTCGTCGCAGATCACCGCTGACACCTCCGAGGGTGTCTACATCAAGGCCGACGCCATTGCGTCCACCGTTGGCGCTTGGGTTCGGCAGTTTGACGGGCGTGTCTTCCCCGAGTGGTTCGGGGCTTTAGGCGACGGCACCACCTCGGATCAAACGGCTGCTGCAGCGACGGTTGCCTCCGCATTCGCTTCTGGCGATGAGGTGTATTGGACCAATACCTATCTCACCACGGCGAGCGTTTCCAACTTCCACAGTGTGCGGCACTTCGGCCCGGGTATCATTAAGCGAAGCGGGCTTGGCGAAGAGTTGATTATAGGCGGCGGCTTTGCAAGTAGCACTAATTGGGTGGTGGGGGCTGGTTGGTCAATCGGAAGCGGCGTTGCGTCTGTCTCTGGCGCAGGCACCTTCAAAACCTTATATCAGAATTTGCCCGGCCCGTTTGTGGTTGGGGAAACCTATGAGATCACGTATACGGTCACTGCTTACACCAGCGGTGATATACGCGTACGCTTGGCTGTCGGAGCGACCGCCTACCACAGCACGACACTTCGGACTGCGATCGGAACTTACACGGAACAGATAACCGTTACCCAACCAATTGACAGGGTTTATTTTGCTACCGTCATCGACGGCAGTACCCTGTCTGTGGACAACCTCTCCATCCGAAAGGTCGGAACGCAATTCGCCGTTGCTCCGAAGGAGGGACAGGCAAACATTCTCTATGTCGCCGCCTCCGGTGGCTCGGCGTCAAACGACGGCCTATCGTCTTCTCAGCCGTTCTCCACGCTGCAAGGCGCGTTCGACGCGTTCAAGCACTATTGGCCTCTGGATGGCAAGTGGGTGATCAAGCTCGCAGCAGGCACGTATTCTGCCGCTTCGCAGAGGTCAGCTCGGCTTGGGCCTGCAAACGAGACCGAGACTGATCCTGACGCCGACAATTACACGGCCAACGGCATGTCCATGCGCAACATGCTGACCATCCAAGGCCCCGATGTCGGCTATGATCCGGCAACCAACCCCGAGCCTGATCCCACGGCGATATTTGATGCAGCCGGGGCGGCAGCAGTGGGAATTCAGCTGGAACGCCAACTCAAGGTTCTGGCCAAGGATATCAAATTCCAGAACTACAACGGCAGCTCATCGAGCGGCGGCATTGCCGCTGACGGGCATTGCTGGCTGCGCACGGAGAACGTTCACACGAATGCCTGCAACATTGGCCTTGCCGTCTACAACCACTCTCAGATTGAGGTGAAGGGCGGGGCTGTAGAGGCTTGCGCGGTCGGTATACGCACTCTGTTCAATTGCAAGCAGGAAATCGGCAACCAGATCGCCGGCGCTGTAGGCCAAGGGCCGTTCATTCGCAACTGCACGACGGCTGGCCTGCAGGTTCAAGAGGGCAGTACAGGGCACAGCGATTTCGTCACTTATGAGGACAACGCAGTTGGCGTCGACGTACTCATTAATTCGCGCGTCAACCTGAACGGCTCTAACTTCAAGAGGAACACGGTTGCAGTCCGCGCCGCCAGCGCAAACGTGTTCCCGTCTGGCGTAGTCTGGAATACCGGTACGGCGGATGCGAACACGGAAAACCTCCGCATCGTGGATAGTGGTTCCATCGCGGGGCAGAACGCCAACAATTGGCGCACGATCGAACGCAGCACGACGACCTTCACGACAGCGGCGAGCACGGCCGTTCAAACCGCGTTCACAGCAACGCTTGATGCGGGCCTCTACACAAGCGTGCCGAGTTCGATCTACCGCGGAAAGGCGATCAGGTTCAGGTGCGCCGGAACGATCACCGGAACTGCCGGCACCAAGTCTTTCCAAATGCGGATAGGCGGCACCCTTCTGACCGGTGCAGCGCTAGAAGCGGATGCCAACGGGGGCTTTGATGTTGAAGGTACTGTCTATCTGACCGGCAACGCGACGCAGAAAAGCACAATTCGGGCGCTTGCCGGCATCGGTACAAACAGGACCAAAGTCGGATATACGGCTACCGCGGTGAACACAGCCAGCGCTTCGGACCTGTCATTTACGGGGACTGTTGTGCTGGGCAACTCGGCCGACCAGATCGTTGTCGAAGTGGCTGAGCTCGAGGTGCAGGGGTGATGTCTCACGTCTCAGGGCATAACAATTAGTTTTTTAACGGAGAGCGCCACATGATTGAAAAGCAGAGTGTCGAATTTGATGCTGGCAGCTGGGGCAGGCGCGCGGCCCAGGAAATTGTTGACGAATACTCCAACGCTGCGGCTATCGACACGGCCTGTTACCGAGTATGTAGCTTCGTGGATGCGGCCGCAAAGCTTGCGTTGGCAGACAGTTCGGTAGCACTGCGAATTGGAGAGATGATGGATCCGCCCAGGTCCTTCGATCGCTAGAGATTACCGTGGCCTTGGCGGTTTAATGCGATCAGCGGCGGCCTTGATGGCTTGAACCTCGACAATGACGTGCTCGACGCAAAGACGGTTCCCAAGCCAATGCTTACCATCTTTGATAATCGTCGACGTAGCGTCTGCGGCTATGCCGGCATCTTCCCGAATGAATCTTTCCGGATGATGCCCGCCACCCGTGAGGTAGCCACCCTTTCCATACGCGTGTTCTACCATGTCACGAAGTTCTTTGCCCTCCTTCAGAAGATGACTGGCGCGACTGAAGGGGGGCTGGACTTCTGGAAATAGGTTCTGAGCGAGTTTCAAAACTCGGATGAGAACGCCCATAGATGTGACAAAGTGGTGCGCCGCCAACGTTGACTCGCGCATCAGGAACTCATGCTTCCGGACGCTCGCCTGCCAATCGACAGCCTCACTTGAGAACTCTTGGTCGAGCGCTGCGCTCGACAACAGATAGGCGTCCGCATTCCGCATGAACGCCCATAGCCAAAAGTTAAGTTCGTGCCAGTGCCGTCTTCTTGAATCTCCGAGATCCATTCGATTCCCCATGTGTGCGCCCCATATTCCCCCAATGCAAAGAAAGGACATCGGCGCACGGTCCATGGCGTTAGTACGTAGGCCCATCCTCTCCAGGCACATGTCCTAATTTGTTTCTGTGCCCTTCACACATTGTTCGCCCAGCTGAAGCACAGCATGATGGAGATCCAGCATCTCTGCTGGCTCGGCGCCTTCTGTCAGGAATTCTGTTGTCAACAGATCAGCCAATGTCTCGCCCATTGCCAAGTTGGTCACGGGCCCGTCGATCGTCAGGAAGTAGCGCCTGATGGCAGAATACTCGTCCATGGTCGTGTCGCGATGAACGGTCATTTCCATTCCGTCCTATAGGCAGGGCGGCTTAGTATTCGAATTCTTTGTCAGCTGGATGATAGTCGCGCCGGAAGTGGTCCTCCCAGGGGTCGAAACTCTTCTGCTCATCCGAGGAGTTCGGCTGGCGTTCATCATCGCCCTGCTTGTGCTCAAAATCCATCTTAAGAAGCCTCTAATAACCCGTGGCCTGCTCCTAGCTGGTTCGGAGTGCAGAGGCCACCCCGAAATTGGTGGCGGCTGCACGACATCCCTAATAAGTTGTGGAATTGCTACAGTGGGGCATGCCACTCAGGCGGCAAACGGACACACCCACGGAAGCCTCGTTGCCTGCAACCTAAAACTGTTCTATTCCTGCTGCACAGGGCAAGGGGGCATACATGGCAAAAATTACAGTGGCGTCGAACTACTCGCTCAATATGAGCGACTTCGATTTCAGCGCGATCTATTACGGGTCTTCGTATGTGCAGTCAGGAACGCTGTTCCGCGTCAACTACGGCGACGGAACGGTTGAGGAGTTTCGTGGCACTGGGTTCGCTTATAATGCCTATGGGGAGCCAATTGCGGGCACGGTGACGAGCTACGCTGCCTTTTATGGGGGCCAGCGGCTGTTTTACGTGGAAGGCGGAAGCGTCGCGGCGACTAAGATTGTTGCGGCGGCTAACACTTACAGCACGAGCGATGACCTTGGAGTAATCACCGAGGTCCTGAAGGGCAATGACTCAATCAGCGGCGGCAATCTCGCTGATGTGCTCTTGGCCTTTGACGGCAATGACATCATCAACGGGAACGGCGGAAACGACATCCTCTGGGGCTACGCCGGCAACGACACGATCATCGGTGGGACCGGAGGTGACGAGGTCAACGGCGGCACTGGAGTCGACACCGCCTCCTACGCGACCTCTACGAGAAACGTCGTCGCAAGCCTGGCGAACTCGGCAATCAACTCGAACGATGCCTTGGGCGACAAATACATCTCGATCGAGAACCTGACGGGTACCAATTACAACGATACACTGTATGGCAATGCCGGCGCCAACACACTGAGCGGCGGGGTAGGGAATGATGTCCTTGTCGGTGGTGCAGGCGCCGACGCACTCTACGGTAGCAGCGGCACGGACACCGTCTCCTACGCGACAGCGACGATCGGCGTGGTCGCCAATCTCACCAGCGTTGCGGCGAACACCAACGACGCCAAGGGCGATGTCTACTCTCTGGTCGAGAACCTCATCGGCACGAACTATACTGACAAGCTCTACGGTAACGCGAGTTCCAACGCGCTGACCGGCGGCTCGGGCAATGATGTGCTTGGCGGGTATAGCGGCAACGACCTCCTTTATGGCGGCGCGGGTCGTGATCTTCTCACCGGCGGCGTCGGCGCCGATCGGTTCGTCTTCAAGGCACTCTCCGAATCGGCCGGAGCATCGTTCGACTCGATCTACGACTTCATGCCTTCTGAACTGGACAAGATCGACCTATCGGCGATCGATGCCAGTACGAAATTAACGGGTAACCAAGCGTTCAGCTTTGTCGGCACGGCGGCGTTCAAGGGCGTTGCCGGGGAACTGCGTTACGACAAGCTCGCTTCTGATACCTACATCTACGCTGATGTGAATGGCGATAAGGTTGCCGATCTCAAGATCCACTTGGATGACGCTGTTACCCTGACGAAGGACTATTTCGTCCTCTGAGGCGACGAAAATGAAAAGCCCCGCTTCGGCGGGGTTTGCAGGAGCTCATTCTGGCCGCTGATATTGCGGCACCCATCCACGCGTTATACCGCGGCTCATGGCGGCCTCGGCGAGCGACATGCTCGCGCAAATGCCTGCAATCCAAAAGCAGCGTAGCGATGGTCGCGCGCGGATCTTCGTCATGCCAGGCGAGGGCGGCTTCCACTTCCCAGTCTAGATCCGTCGCCTGTTCTTTCTTCGCAGTCATAGTCATTGCAGGTTCAAACTCAGTTGCACGCCTCGGCTCGGCACTGGCAGCGGCTTGCTGGTGTCGATGCGGCCGAAGATCTCTTTTCTTCGCCGGGCCTCGCGTTCCCTTTTTGCACGCAATGATGCCAGGACAGACTGGGCGCGCTTAATAACCTCTTCGCTGCGATTCATGAGAACCTCCGTTGCGATGTTCTTATTTTGTTCTCATTTCGGAGCGCAGTCAAGAGTGGCGAGGCCCAGCGCGCGCGTGATCGGCGGGACTGCTAGGCCTCTAACCGCCGCGCCCCTGCGCGAGGCGGCTAAGTAAACTAACCACGGCCGACGTGAGGGGCCATTCGGCTCTTCGATCTAGCTCGAACACGGGAACCCCAAAACATGACCATCACGACCACGTCGCAGCGTGGGCGCGCTTTTTTGAGCGGCCACGAAGGAAACCCGCTGACTTGTTATCTCGATGCGGTTAGCGAGCCTACAATTGGGCGCGGCTTCACGATGCGCAGCGCCGCGGTGCGCGCGGCTTTGAAGAAAATTGGCATCACGAAGCTCGTGCCTGGAAAGACGAAGATTACGGCCGAGCAATCTGACCAAATCTTCGCCGCAGTGCTTGCCGACGAATTCGAGCCTGCCGTTGTCGCCGCGTCGCCAAAGAACCGCAGCCAAAACCAGATGGATGCCGCGGTCAGTGCAATCTACAACCTCGGCACTGGCGCGATGGATTGGACGTGGGCCGACCTTTGGCGCGCAGGCGACGTCAAAGGCGCCGCGGCCTATCTCGGCAGCCACTACAACAGGGCAGGCGGCAAGAAGTTGGCGGGTCTCGTGCGGCGCCGCAAGGAAGAGGCCGGACTGTTCCTGAATGGGCGGTACGCGTCAGTAGGCGGAGCAGTCAAGGAATCGACGGCCAAGCCGCCGAAGAAAGCTGACCCAGTCGTCAAGGAAGCGCAGGAAATTCTGTCCGCCAAGGGGTTCAATCCCGGCGCTATCGACGGCTGGATGGGCGAGAAAACGCGCGACGCTATCATCGCCTACCAGAAAGCCCATCCGCATCTCGAGGCCGACGGCATTCTCGGGCCAGCTACTTTGAGCCAGCTACGGCGCGACGCTGCAGCGCTGAAAGACGCGGCCACGAAGGGTGCCGGCTCCGCAGTAGGCAGCGGCATGCTGGCGTTCGCTGCCGGCTTGCCGTGGGGCTGGATTGCGGCGGGTTCGCTGGTTCTGGCGCTTGGCTACGTGGCTTGGAGAAACCGCGACATCATTCAACGCTGGTGGAACACCAGGCGCGGCAAGGAGGCGAAGGTCTAGTGCGGCGGACAGAGCTCACCGCCGCCTCCGAGAGCCTCGAGCGTCCTTCCGAAACTTGGCGAGCGATCGTCTGAGTTTCGTGATGCTCTGGGTCACATGCTCAACAATGAGCAAATGTTTCTCGTTCTCCAACTCAATGACACTCCCGCATCTTTTGCACGCGAGTTCATCGTTTGTCTTTACCCATTCGACCGTTTTGCTGATCTCGTGTCCACACTCGGGGCAGGGGATGTCGATCTCTTCATTTTCGAACATAGCAGCACTCAGGTTGAGTGCAGATAGCAACACAACCTAAATCGAGGCGCAATGCTTAGTCTCTTACTCAAATGGGTTACACACGGCCCGCTCGACCGTATCCTCACGTCCCTCGATAGGTCGATTGACAACGAAACTGAACGACAAAAGGTCGCTGGAGAGGCAATCGCCAAGTACATAGCGACTGAGGCCGAGACGCGCGCCACCGCGATGCAGTCGCGCGTGTTCTGGTACGTGTGGGCGCTATTCGCGGCACCTGTCGGCTTCTGGCTTGGCGCTATCTGCCTTGATAGCGTCTTCCTGTTCTACGGCCAGATCGCCGACCTGCCGCCGAGCGTGAAGCCTTACGCCACACAGATCATTGCGGCGGTGTTCGGCTCCGGCGCGGGCGTCGCAGGCGTTCAGTCGATCGCCGCGGCCATTCGGGGGCGTCGATGACCATCACCGCCGAGCTCGTAGGATTCATTATCATGGTGTTTGGCGCGGTTTCTGGCGTCTGGTGGCGGGTAGAAAGCAAGGTGAAAGTTGCGGAAGACAAGGCCGACAAGGCCGCTGCTGACCTAGCGCAACATCGCGTGCACTCCGCCGAAACGTTCGCCACCAAAGCAGGACTTCAAGAGAGCACGGCGCAATTGCTCCGCGCGATTGAAGGCGTTGGCAACAGAATCGACGGCGTTCACGAGCGGCTTGATCGTGTGTTTGAGAGCCGCGCTGGCCGCAGAACATCAACATAGAATGCCGCACAAGCGACGCCGGGTAACTTGTCAAAGTTGATCGCTTATCGCGTCGTACTCTTGCTGCGCCTTCCTGAGATCCCGATTAGCGGCGTCAACCAGCCCGCTATCTCCCTTTTGGACCTCGCGTTTGACGCGCTCATGTGCGTCTTGCAGTTTCCGAAACGCGCGATCCCACTCCTCGAACCGCGGATGATCCTCTATCGCCATATTTTTCTCTTTGCAGAATCGGTACGTTGCTCAGTCTCACGGCTAACGCTTTGCACGCACAGCTGGCGCCTGGCAAGGCGGCTGAAAGTTGGATCGTGCTATTTAATGGACCAACGTGATTCGGGATTTCGTTGCCTAGAGGGGAACAATGACGGAGCTAACGCAAAAACAATCGAGAGTTCTTCTTTCATATGCGGCTGCGATCTTCAAACCGAAATCCCTTATCGTCCCGCGTTCAATCGGGGATATTCCGAAAGATAAAACGTTATTGCGGGAACTGAGAACTGGAGCGGGGGAGACTATCTACCTGACTGACCACGGTCTTTCCAATTTCGAGAGAACAGTCGAGTTGATAGACAAATGCGATTATTTCGAGGGAAAGGCTGAATACTCTGACATCTGGGGTGCATGGAGGAAAGTAGTTGAGGGCTGGCTGGGCCGTCGGGAGATGCCTGAGAGCGCCAATGAAGTTCTGGATGCCGTCTCATCCTGTCTGAACCTCGAAATGCGATCCCATAATTTCCTGGTTCCGGTGTCTGGAGCCGTGTTGAACAAGGAGAGTTCATACCAAGTTGGGTCTATGACGATATTGCGTGACCCGGTTAGCTGGCTGGAGTCGGCCGGAGTTTCTTGCAACTCTTCAGAGATCACTTCGCTGCTCAAGGCAAGTGGCGGCAGGCTTTGGCTCCTGGGCTCCGCATATGGCACCGCCAAAGTGGCGCGACGTATGTTCTCCGAGTATGCTGCATTAACCATTGGTCTGCTGGCGATTGCGGCCGCCTCAAAATACGAACACGGCGCTGCGGGGTTCCGGATAAGTACTGGTATGACAGCCGAAGACGCTCTCGGGAGATCCGCATGGATGTCTTGGGACGAAACCGAAAAAGTTCTCACTACAAACTATACATTCCCTAGAGGTCAGCCCTTTGCGGTAGATGCTGAATTATCGCAAGACTCGGACGGGATGCAGATGATTCAACTTGCATTCTCAATCTTGGACAAAGCCGAAAAAACTGAAGTCGAAGTGGCGATAGGAAGGGCGGTATACTGGTTCTACGATGCGCATCGCGATTCCGCACTGGTCATGAGAATGGTAAAATACTGGAGCTGCGTAGAAGCGTTCTTCTCTCTCGAAAGAGAACGTATAACACACAGCGTTTCGTCTGGACTTGCAAGCATTCTGACATTTGGTGGGTTTAGATTTGTTGATGTAGATAAGTATAGCGAGACGAAGAAAAATATTAGCCAATTGTATGACTTGAGGTCGCAAGCTGTTCATCGAGGTGACCATCGGCATGTTACGGAAGAGAATGTCGCTCAGTTTAGCCAGTGGGTTGCTTGGATGATTATTGAAATAACTTCTTTGTCAGCCTGCGGATACACGACACTTCAGCAACTCAAGAGAGAGGTGGATCGCCTAGATAGCATCGCCCTGCCCACCCAAGATGGCAGAGCTTAGGCACCGAACGGCGGGCTGCCTGTGCGTTTATGGCGCATGGCCAGAGCATGTTCGAAAAGGCCACCTCCAGAGCCGCCAGATCCGATGCCAGCGCGCGTCGACCCCTTCGGAAGAATGCCGTCTTCACCGAGCCACTGCTCATCGCCGATGTCGAGTATCGTGCCTGGACCGATGATTGGAAGCTGCGGCACGCGTCATTCAAAAGGGGGAGGGAGGATGATGCCGCGGTATTTGAATTGTTACTATCAGGACGGAGGTAAAACGCGGAATAACAAAGTCAATCTATCGTCTATACCTGCAGAGCGGTGCCAGTCTCTATCGGAAACTACCTCGAAAGTGAGCTCCAGTTGCTCACCGACGTGTACATTCTCGATCGGCACGACCGCTTTGGTGCCACTGTGCTTGTCGTACCCGTAAAGCGTCCAAGAAACCTCATACCCACTGCGATCGAATGTCTGATCGACCTCGACCTCGGCGACGAGGGTTTCTCCCGGATACAAATCTCCCCGACCGTGGCGTCGCCAATCGATGTTGCGCGTTGATATGTCTGTAGGGACGCCCTCAAGTCTGCTTTCGTTACCCAGGCTGTCGATGTATCTGACGAACATCGGAACGTCATATTGGCGAGCCATACTCTGCTCCCGAAAGAAGGCTTTGACGGCGTCTGAAAGATCGTTTGTGTAGCATATGGCCTGCTCGAGTTGTCGAACACTACACGGCCTGCCATGCTGAAGATCATTTCTAATCGCAATCAGACGATCCAGGAATAATTCGCACTGCTCTCTGCCCAATGGATATGCACTGTGCAGTGCCGGCCTAAAATGCTGCCCCCAACGATCGACGTGGCAGATAATTTTCTTCGTCTGTTCGAAAGATGTGGCGTCGACTTCACGAGCATACCTTGCTGGATCGGACGCTATTTTCACCTTAAGCTTTTCGGTTTCAGGCTTTTTGAGAATGCCGCCGGTTGTCAAATAACTGGCGCCGCGTGCAGCGTGCAATTGATGGTGAATCAGCTTCCTGAGCCAGCTCTCGGCCGCGTCAACGTATCTACGCGCGACGGTTGTTCGTCCAGCATCATCAAGGCTATTGGCTGCGACTATATCCATTAGGGCAGCTCCGTGATGCCGCATCGGACCGCCTGTGGTTGAGCGGCCCTGCCCCCCAACAAGACCTTGCTGCGATTATCCTCTCCAGCCCAAGGCGCGGCAGCGAGCTTCTGCAGCCTTCTGTGCATCGCCGAGGCCGGCATATTTCCCGGGAAGGTCATACTTCTGCCCACGGAACACGAATGAGGCGTTTCCGGTAATCCGATCAAGAGTGACAGCGGGCGTTTCATTGCGGGGGTCAATTTCGCGATTCATCATGGTCAGCTTTCCAAAACGGTCTCGCAAGATTAAGCATGCCGAGATCCGCCGCTCAAGCGGCTTAGGCGAGCCAAAACGAAACTGTACTCGCCGGTTGGCCGCGACTGCGCCGACAGTATCGTTAGAAGCCGCTACACCTTCGGCTCCAACGCAGGGCACTCAAACCAGAACTCGAAAAGCGGCTTCTGAAGGAGATAACCGCGCGTGATCTTACAGCCGCCGCGGCCGGTATTCGCCAGGTGCTGCTGCGCGGCTGCTTCGAGCCGTTTTTCCGGCGTCATTGTGTCGGCCAATCCAAGCGTTGCGCCTTGGGCGGCGCCGATAGCCATTGTTGTGCCGAGGCTCGGTGCGACCATCAGGGAATTGTCAGTTTTGTGCTCGTAAACGCGGTAGGTGTCGTCGGCCATCTTCACGTGATGGACGGGAAATTTATACGTGTTCATGCGCGACAGGCTTTCGGTCGTGGCGCACGAAGACACGCTCACGGCTACGGCTACCGCTCCTAGAATTTTGAAATACATGAATCGCCCCTAGATTGTTGCCGAAGTGAATGTTGATCGACTTTGGGTGGTGGTCAAGATCAGGTGACATGTGGCGCCAACCACTGCTCGAGCCTGGCGGATTCTTCCTGGCCAAGCCTTGTCACGGCGTATCGTTGTTGGGCCGCGCCGTCGGTTCCGACGCACTCGACAACGCCGACCCTCACCAGCTTGTCGATCGTCCGCTGTCCTGCGCCGCGGATCTGATCGATTGTGTCAGATTCCGGGTGTGCAGCCATAAACATTAGAACGCGGCGAGGTGCTTCACGCAGGCTTACTTGAGGGGCGAACGCCTCGCGAGCTTCGCGCTTCTTGTCACGCTCCCGACGCCATCTTTGCAAGCCAGTTTCAGCCTGCTTCTCGCGAACATCGAGCCCGCTGATCTCGTCGAGCTTCGCATCGATCGCGCGCTTGTCCCATTTTCGCGTGCCGGGAATAGGTGGCGGCATCTTGTGGCTGGCCACCCACATGGAGAAGCAGGTGGGGGAGATGCCGCAGTATTCGGCCGCTTCCTTGCGGCCGATGAGGCGAGGGGAGTCATTCATCGGCAGGCCTCCTGGTGCGACGCCGAGACTTCCAGAGGCCCATGTTCTCCTTCCCGTCGGGCGCGGCGGCTGCAAAGCCAGCAGTGATGCCAAAGTATCCGTCGTAGAATTTTCGCACGAGCGGCACTGGTCGGCCGTCGTGCAGTGGATCGATTCGCGGAAATCCCTTCTTCTCAAGCTGCGGAATAACCGCCTTCACCCACATGGAAGCGCGATCTTTGCCAACGATAGCCACAGCCAATTGCTGGTCGGTGGCGAACAGCGGAAGTTGGGAGAGGAGATCGGAGCTCATTGCCGGCGCCGCTTCTTTGTGGTGAGCCGCAGTAGGCTTTCGTAGCTTCTATCGGACAGAAACCCCTTCACGTTCACCGCGCGCCCTTGGGAACTAGTCGGCATTGCTCGCTGAGCCTGCCAGATGTCGAGCAGATCGCGCTCGCTGAAGAAATAGTCGCGACCGATCACCGAGCACGATCCCAGATCGCGCCCAAGCTTGATCATCGTGCGCCGGGTCACGCGCAGACGTTCTGCGGCTTCATCAGTCGTGTAGATTTTGTCGAGTGGAATCGTTGGCGCCATAGCCACCCCTCTCACAAGCTTCAACTTTGCCGCCAACAAAATGCCGTTGGCAGGTTCGCCCTTTTTGTGGTGAGAGGCCGGGTCGCCTATGCGGATTGGTGGGCCGCAAACTGGAAGCTATGGGGGTGAGATTGCGCGGTCAAGCGTCAATGCAACTTTTGCACCGGCTCGTCTAGGAAGCTTCGGATGCCGTCACGCTGAACGGTGGCCAGGAATTCTTCGAAGGCGTCTCGGTCAGTATCGAACGAGTCATTCCAAACCGTCGTATTTCCTTCCGCGTCCAACACTTCGAGCGTCCAGTCGAGGTTTGTGCCGGCAGGCCGGTAAATTCGCAGAAAGACGGTTACGTCATCATCAACGAACTCGCCGGAAAGTTCTGAGAATTCAAATTGCTGATCGCTGTCCGTCATTGTGCCTTATACCACGCCCCGCAGTGAGGGAGGAGCAGCACTGGGACAATATTTTCCACTGCTACTGACACTCAGAGATGCTTGACCCAATGCTCTTCGGAAACGATCGAGATCGACAGCCCCTTGGACCTAAACTCGCACGCATTCATGATCTTGTGACCGAACGACGAGTGCTTCCACGAATCTGTCGCGTAGACACCAATCACCAATACGTCAGTCTTCCGATTGAGACCGCCAACACTGGCCCCTCGATCGACCACGGCCTTCTCGCAGTGCTTTCGTTGGCCGTAATTGAACGTGCCAGTGAAGCAGTATTGCTTGCCTTCGAATGTGAGCGTCGGCGCTGGGCTGCACAGCGGCAGCGTGGTCGCCTTGAGTGTTTCGCCGAGCTCGAAGTCGCGGTTTGAGAAGCGATTCAGCGTATCCAGCAGTTCCGCTTTCTCATCTTCATCGGCGACACCGTCGGCAAGAATCTCGTTCACTCGTCGATAGAGAGTGCGAAGAATAGGCTGGTCGCTGATGTCACTGTTCGCGACAAGCCATTTCTGAAGAAACTCTACTTCGGCCTGATTTATGTTGCCGTCTGCCGCCAAGCCGCGCGCGATGCCAATCAGTTCGTCGACCTGCCGGCTCGTAATCCTATCGCCACCAAGAATGTTGTGGTGTTGATTCGTCATCTCTGCCCCTCCTGCTGCGCCCCGTGCAGGAAATCAGAAACTCAACTCAAAGTCGACTAGCTCTTCTTTTGTAGCCTGACGCCAGGGCCGCCGTCGCCGGAATAGGGGCCGTCAAGGAATAAGACGCCGTGCTCATAAAGCACGCGTACGACCGCAGCGATATTGTTGGCCATGCCAGTGAGCGGCCCTTCACTCGCCTCCATGCGACGAAGAGTCGGTGCGGAAATGTTGGCCAAGGCGGCCAAATCGGCTTGTCCCAATCCGGTCAGAGCACGCGCAGCAGCTAGTTGTCGGCCAGTGATTTGATTAATTTCGCTCATTGTGATTATTTCCGCTTGACAAAGGGCTCATTGTGATCGATTTTTACATCATTGAGCGATTTTAATCAACGAGGAGCCCACCATGAACGTTCATCTGCGTACCGAAGAGTTCAAACCCAACAGAACGGCCTTGCCGCGCCGGTTGGTCGGCAGAAGACCGGTTATCGACATGCAGGTCGTAGCGAATGATTACGACGGCGAGGAATTCGTCGATTTTGATTACGTGGACATCGACGGCATTAAGGGGTTCAACACACCTGCGGCGATCGCCGAGCACATGAAGAACGTAGCGACGCCGCATCGCTTTGAAGTCGGCGATCTGATTGACCTGCATTTCACACGGCGCGGCCATTTCGAAGCCATTGTTTTGGAGCGCCACCTTTTGTCGCCTGGCCCGAACGGAGGGCGCGCGGTGACTTTGCTGTTCGTTGATGACGGGCCACTCACCATCACGGTCTCGGAAGGAAACAAGAAACTGCTTCAGCGCGGGTATTGGACCGCGGAAGAGGTGGCGTTGTATCTCGCGGCTCGCGCCCGCCGCCGCGCCAACCTGTGAAGGCGGCGACCAATCGGAGGCGGTGATGGACACGCGCGCAGGAAGGTACTTCAAGTGGCTTCTATTCTGGCAGCAGCAAGGGCGCTGCTGCTACTGCGGCGAGCACGTCGTACTGACGTACCGGCCATATGAGGGCGCGCGGCCATATGCGGCCACACTGGAACACCTGCGCCGCCGTGCAGATGGGGGTACTGACCATCCATCGAATTTAGCTATGTCGTGCAAGCGCTGCAATAATACGCGCGGCCAGCGTGACTGGCTTAGCTACGCGTCCTGGCGACGTGATGAGTTTTAGAATTCTAGAGTCACCTATGGCCGGCGCGGTCACCACCTGCGCCCACACCAGCAGCGCGCCGGCCGGTTGTTCCAAACACCAAGCCCACCACAGTGCACCGCCGGTCCCAGCAGCCGGCGGGGCCCGTCCATCATCGTGGCGGACCTTTTGGACAACCTCAAATTCGGCGAATGATGCGCGCTATCTGGTCTTCTTCCTCGTAACCTGTGACGAGGTTCCAACCAGCCATTATGCTCCAAAACAAACGAAGCAGCATTTTGTCGTCGTCGTAGTCTTCCGACCTTGGGTCATGGGAGGCGATCGCTTTGGTCAAACGGTGGAGAAAGTCGAATGATTTCTGATCGGCTACATCGGTGTTGTTAAGAACGTAGAGCATGTCGTCCCGTAACATCGACATTATTGCAAATAGTTCACGGCGATGATGCGGCTCTAATCCATTCGCGACGTCGTGCCATAAGTCGCCGTGAACTTTCGAGCTCGGCTGTCTAAAATGCTCACGAAAAGCCTTTTGTGGAAGTAGCTCCTCCACCATGTCGGGATCAACCGAACGCTGGCCTGATGCAAACAGGAATTGGTATGTCGCATCTCGGCGGAACGCTTCGTAGCTTGCGAGGAGATAATTGCGCAGCCTTTTACGCTTCGCGATCTCAGGCACCTTCACCAACAACCAGTAGAAGCCGACGCTGACGGCCGCTCCAAGGCCGATCTCGTACATGAGGTTATTCCAGAACGCGGCGTTTGGTGAGTAAGAGCACGCTGATAAACGGGTGCACAGCGCCTCTCTCGCAAGAGGGTCCGGATTAGCAAGCACAATGGCCGCCACCCCAGTTGCGAAAACAAGCGGAAGCGTCCAGTCGATAAGCCTTGGCACCACAAACCCTCACGAATCGGCAGACTAAATACTAACGCACTAGCCCAAATGTGCAGCTTTAGCGAATAGAACGTCTGGATTACGATCACAGCGCGAAACCTGCGTGGAGAGCGGGAATGCGCTATCGTTCGAGCTATCAGCGTCCAAAGCGGCTGTCGATCCTATCGTTCCCAGGCCTGTTGATCGGCGCGGTAGCCGTTGGTGCGGCCGGTGGCATGACAGCATCGGACTTGATCGCCTCATTGGGCGGCGGCACAGGCGGAACCTGCAACATCAAGGGCAACGTAAGCATCAACACCGGAGAGCGGATATTCCACGTTCCTGGCCAGCGGTATTACTCGCAGACGAAAATCAGCCCGCAATACGGGGAGCGCTGGTTCTGTTCGGAGTTCGAAGCCTGGGCGGCTGGTTGGCGCAAGTCGAAAGTGTGAAAAGCATGGTAGCGGCCGAAACGCCTGACCCAAATGCGCCAATGCGTCTCAAGGACATCATACCGATTGCATTCCCGCACGGCGGCATTTCCCCCGCAGGACTTCGCCGAGAGGCTAGGCGTGGCCGACTCAAGCTTATGCGCATCGCTGGCAAGGACTTCACAACCCTGGCAGCGATCGAAGAAATGCAACGGCTGTGTGTTGTGGAACCGGAAAGCAATGCAGCCCCGGTGCATCCCGATGATCAATCGAAAGCGGCATTGGCGGCGGCGCTTGCGATGGCAAAGGAACTGAGGGAAACCGGAAAGATATCCAAACGCTGA